GAATATTTTTTGTCATCCATTTCCTTTTCTAAAACAAAAACCCCAGGGTGTTTAGTCCTGGGGTCCTTGAGAGCTTGTTGTAGTTGTTTTATGCTACGTGGTCTCCCGGGACCCCTGAGTCTGAGCAGTGCTCATATAACACTGGCTCAATGACCAACCCTGTGACGGGGCGATCACACAGACTCAGTGTCTGTGCTATCTTATTGAGGTTATAGATCCAGTGTGTCATAACGAGCATTGTATAGGTTTATTTATGTCTTGTCAATCTATTATGGAAATTTAGATTCCAATCAGTTGGCCAACACACGACTCACAGCAGTGATCACAGCAGCAATGCGGCCTATGTCACGCAGTTGCTCCACGGTGTAGCCTTCCGTTTTCAAAGTTTCGTAGTGTGCTTTTACACAGAAGTGACACTTGCCTACAATGCTTGCTGCCAGGCTGTATGCCTCAAACCGAGCCTTGGTGGTGCCACCATGTAACGCAATGGCGTTCATGCGCAGTTGAGCTGGCAGGCCCTTGAGCTGTTCGTCGTCGGCCATTTCAACATAGGGATACCAAATGTTGTTTTGAGCCATGATAGATCCAGCAGTGACAGCGGCATCAGCTTCTTTACGGTCTGAAATAACACTATGTAGCCAAGTCCAAAATTTGGTGTTGCCAGTGGCAAAGGCAGCAGCCACAGCACAGGCTTCGGCTTCTTCTACGGGCAATGTGCTGCGCTTGATCACAGCATCAATGTTGAGTCTGGCATCCTTGGCATAGTCAGGAATGGTTTCTTTGAGTTGATCTACCCATTGAGTCATCGCGTTTGTTCTCCTAGTATTTTGTAACCACGACCAGTGGGATGGATACCATCACTGCTCATGTGTTCCTGTGGCCTGGGTAATACAGTATCACCGTACTGACGAGCAATACGTTCTATGGCGTCTTGAGGCACTGGTTTGCGTTCTTGACCAGGGCTGATCCAAAACACTCGATCAGCCCGGATTGAAGAACGCATTTTCAACAACTCTCTTTCGGTGGCCACACCTTTGTGATCATTGGCGCCCAGGCTGATGATCACAGTTTTGTATGGTTTACCGCTGGCAACATTTAAATAATCTCGATTCCACTGCCATGAATTCCAACCGCCGCGACTGTAACTCACACAATCGGGTCTGGCAGCAGCAGTGCCCACAGCAATTGAATCTCCAATGATCATGCAATCAATCATGTTATACCTTTAGTGTATCGCCGCCCACAGTGCGGTTGCAAGCACACAGTTCGCTAGTTTGCAGGGCGTCTAGCACACGCAGGGTTTCTTCTGGTGAGCGACCCACGTTCAAGTTGTTGACGGTCACATGTTGAATAACATTATCGGGATCAATGATAAATGTTGCTCTTAATGGTGCCCCAGCTGGACCAAAAAATACACCCAATTGCTCAACTAAACTGAATTCACCTCTTTGTGTATCGGCAAATTGAATATGTTTGATATTTTTTAGATCAACGTGATCTTTCTGCCATGCAACGACACAATATTCGTTATCTGTTGTTCCTGTTAGCAATACAGCGTCGCGATCTTCGAAATCCTGATAAAGTTTATCATATCCGATTATTTCTGTGGGGCAAACAAAAGTAAAAGATTTTGGGTAATACACAATCACTTTCCACTTGCCTTCAAAGCTTTGGTCAGTGATGGTATAGAAAGCGTCTTCGGGCTGCCCGGGACGCACACCGGTAACGGCAAATGCAGAAAGTTTATCACCTACAGTTTTCATTGTTTCTCCTTGGGTTAGTTAATGATAGTCAGTGTTTACACTGAGACAAGTATATATGATTACAAGGCCTATTGTCAAGACAGATCTATAGGTTTTTTCAATTGTATTTTTCAATGTTGATCATAGTGCTAGCCTATGTGCCAAGATTATTTGAACCAGTTTAACCAACGGCATATATATCTCATGCGTATCATAGTACCTGCGATCCCCCACACAGTGACCAACTCAGATTATGTGGCCTGTGCCTTTACTCAAAAGGTAAGAAAATTTGTCAAAATGATGAGTGGACGCGGACATGAAGTCTACCATGTTGGACATGTGGACTCAGACATTTATGTTGCCAATGATGTACATCAGGTGTCTGTGATTGACAACAACGTATTGCGACAGAGCTACGGTGATGCCTATGTTGATCAACACATCTGGAAATACCATGGCTTTGGTAAATTCTTCAAAAGTGATGATGTAGCTCATCAGCATTTCAATAGCTCTGCCATTGCTGCCATTGCTCCATTGATCACTTCAGACACAGTGATCGTGGGATTTTGGGGCTACGGACACAAACCCATTGCGGATGCTTTCCCCGCTGTGCCATTTATAGAAGGTGGCATTGGATATCTGGGCGCATTTAGTCAGTGGCGTGTGTACGAGAGCAATGCTGTGATGTGTGCGCTGGCCACACCCGAAGCTGTGGTCAAATGTTTACACAACTGGTATCACCGAGTGATACCCAATTATTTTGATCCCGATGATTTTGATTATGCGGATCGCAGCGACAAAGAAGACTATTTGCTGTATCTCGGACGAGTGATTGAAAGCAAGGGTGTAGACATTGCCATTCAAGCAGCAGAAGCAGCAGGAAAAAAGTTGCTGATTGCGGGTCAAGGACAACTCAGTGATCTGGGTTACAAAACCAATCCGCCACATGTTCAGTATGTGGGCTATGCTGATCCACTGCGACGTAGAATGTTGCTGGCCAAAGCAGCTGGCCTGATCATTGCCAGCAAGTATTTGGAACCGTTCGCAGGTGTTCAAGTTGAAGCATGGTTGTCAGGAACTCCCACTGTCACCCCCGACCATTCTGCGTTTGCTGAATACAATCATCACAATGTGTCAGGCTATCGCTGCCGCATGTTTAGGCATTTTGTAGAAGCCTGCGCCAAAGTACAGCTATTAGACACTGAAGCCTGTCGCGCTCACGGCGAGAAGTTTACGCTGTCAGCAGTGGCACCGTTGTATGATGATTATCTACAGGATGTGTTGGACGTTTATCATGACCGCGGCTGGTACAGCCAGCGCTGATCATTAACTGTCATCATCCAACACCGACCATCCTAGTTGACGCAAATCCGCACGGATCTCGTCAGTGACGTGGCTTTCGCCCACAAAGTGTTTGCTGTAATATTCATATTGTTGAATGTGTTCTGCTGTCATACTACCGAGATCATCGTCACTGAGATCGCCGCGAATTCCCGAACAGTAATAATCCATGTAGTCGCCTTTGCCGCACATGTCGGCCACAATACCGCCGGCATACCGCCAGCTACAACTCCAGGTCTCACCTTTGAGCATGGGCCAAACGTCAATTTTTTGAAATGATCTATTACACATGGCCGCATAGAGATTTTGAGCGTAGACATCACTGGCCTGAGCCTTGGCACAGATCCACTCAGTGGTGCGAAGATCATGTTCCATGTTGTTTACTGCCCACTCAGGTTGTTGTTCTTTTTCTTGTCGAAGCTGGTCCCAAGTTTTGAAAAGCTCAACCATTTCAGTAGCATGTTCCGCAGTGGTCCTGCCTTCTTCTACTTGACGCATCAAGCTGTCTCGTTGAAATGAGCCACGATCAGGGCTGCTGCTTAACTTGGTCATAGTTCTTCCAATTGGATCATTTCATCAGTATAAATTGGTGCGCCCGGAGGGATTTGAACCCCCGATCCATCGATTATGAGTCGATTGCCGTGACCGCTTGGCTACAGGCGCAGTATTCCCACAGTGTACAACAAAATTAACTGTGTGTCAATCTCTATCCAACATCCCCAAAAAACGATTGGCATCACCATACAACCCAAACAGCGTGGCCTCTCGGCTGCCGAACAGTGTGATCTGTGACTGCCGACCCAACTTGATGTAGTAAGGGCAGGTGAGTTTTTGATCCAGGATCATCAACACTCTGGGTGTGATTGACAGCAAAGGGTACTGCCAGCTTTCCAATTTCAAAGACTCAAAGGCCTGTAATCCAGTCAATGACAATCGCAATCCGCCTGAACTTCTAATGTTGGCCCACCAATGTCGTTCTGCCCACTGTTCACTGGGCCGTTGATCAGGTTCTAGATCTTGAACAATCTTTCTTGTGATTTCAAGCCTGCTGGGCATTGGGATAAACTTGATCCCCAGCTCTGAGCAGAACCACTGTGAACTTGCTGGTTTTGAACTGTGTGTTGAGTTTCTTGGCCAAGTTCACAGCATGTCCAGGATTGCTGAAAGATACTTTTTTGTACTTGGGACCAGGATACTGAGCCAACATACTGCTGGTTTTGAGGTTGATTGGTTTGTTGTCAAAAAACACAGCCCAGATACCATCACTGGCCAAAACTTGCTCGGTTTTGTAGTTGTGTTTGTTGGTGTGTTCAATCAACACTTGTGGTTTGGGTCTGCTCACTGTGTGCTCCTAGATTTATTTATCTAGAAATATGCGCAGTTTAAAACTTGCTGGCTGCAAGATTTACCTTGATTTCTTGCTGCGATTCCAGAGCCAGGCGTTGTAGTTCTGTCACTGCCAGCAACAATTTTGTGATATCACTGTGTAGATCTTTGGCATCTCTTATGCTCATGGTCACATCTCTTTGTCCACGAGCTTCGTGGGCCTTGACTAGGTCCACAAACCTGTTGATATGGATACTCATGGTTCAACCCAATTGTTCCATTGATATTTTGCCCATGAGCCAGTGCTTGGATGTTTGGGTTCCATCGCAGGCGCTATACAGCAATCATATATCTGAGCCATTTGACGCCATAACTGTTCACGCTCTTGAGTGGTCAGGCCACAGCTGATCAGACCACCTGGTCCGTCGTGTTCTTGTCGATCCAGTCCATAGTCATGGCGCCATGTATAGCACATGTCAGTGATGATTTGTTCGCGAGTTTTCATTTTTTCTTCAAGAATTGTTTTAGGTCAGGTGGCGTCCAACCCTGAGGCTTGAGCACCTTGCCGTCTTCACGCTTGCGAACCTTGCCAGTGTCCTTGTCAATTTTGGCAAAGTTAGTGCGCATGACTTCTTTCCATGCGCCCTCGCCATCTGCGCCCATGGAGTGAATGGCTCCAATGGTTACCACAAGAATGTCAATCAAAGCATCCAAGGCCTCTTCGTCATCCTCTGCCTCTTGAAGTTCTGTGAATTCTTCTTCGATCAAGTTGACATACATGTCCCACTGTGCTTGATTGCCTGTTACACTTTGATCGCAGGCCCGCATAAATTTTTCTTGGTCTCTAAATGGATTCATGGCAGTTGAACAGGTATTGGTTGTTGGGCTTGATCCTTGGTATAAAAAGGACCTTGATAAGGATAACGTTGTACAGCAATCAGCTTGGGAGATTCTGTGACTTCCCAATGACGTCCTTGTTTGATTCTATACCAGCCACCACAAAACCAAGACTTGGATTTTTTGGTCTTGGTATACAGTGGCAGTCCGTGCTTGACGTCCCATGTGGGATTGAACACTCGACCCTGTGCTGGAAACCCGTGTACAGTGTTTGTTTTCAGTGGCGGGGGTCTGTGCGCAACAGTTTCAAACTCTATGCCTCGTTGAGCAATCATGCTGATGGTTTTAAATCTAGTCACACGGTCGTTGATTTTGACATCAAACCCGTCACTGGTGGCTGTGATATTGCCAATTTTTTGATCGTCTTGTCTTAAAATCCAAAACTGATCTTGGATCACTGGTTTAGCTACAATCATTGAATCAATGCTCCTTGATAATGTTGACGCAGCCAAGCAGCATATTGCTCGCTTGACTCGCTGATTTTGTTTAGTTCAAATCGGCCGCAGAACTTCATGAACCTGGTGCCAATCTGGCCAATGTCTTTGTGTGAAATTTGTTCTCGAATGGCCTGATCAACTTTGTCTTTGACAGCCTGAGGTTGTGCGTTGAGATCAATCAGAGTGCGGTTGCGTTCATAGTCATCTAGAACTCTGTGTTCCGCACCGTTGTGATCAGTCCAACGCTGAAGCATGAGATTGTTCCAGTTGTAACCTCGTCGATCTCGATCACCAAATGCTTCCCGCAGGCCCACACGATTTTTGGTGCCTTTTTCCCGCACGCCGGGGTAAGCACTGAACACATTGTCAGTGGGATCTCCGCGCACACATTTTTCAAACAACAGCCACGCAGGGTCGGGTGTGACTTTTGGTTGTTTGGTTTTTTTGTCCATCACTGGTCGATCTTTGCCATCAAAGATGCCTTTGAGGGTGTGAAGTTCGTCGGTTACGCCATTGAATTGACGCACGTTTTCTGCCAAAAGTTGCACGAAGTCTGTGTCTGAAGAAATTATGGTGTGTTCGTCATTGGGGTGAAGCGCAATGAATCTAGCAATGACATCATCGGCTTCTGCTTCGGGATGACGAATCACACTACAGTTGGTATTTTCGCTCAAGTATTTAGTGAGGTTGTCATAGGCTTCCCAGAACAGCCGATCTTCTTCCTGTTCTGTTTCGGTCAGCGCAGCACGAGCCACAGCTCGATTCTTTTTGTAAGGTTCGTAGTGATCTTTGCGCCAGCTGCGCCCCTCCAGAGCAAATACCACGTGGTCAGCACCAAATCGTCTGACCACACGATTCACACTGCTGAGAGTGATGTGTAGCGCATAGCCCACTTTTTCCCAACTGTCAGCTGCTCGAAAAGCACTGTGTCTTGCTCGAAAAAAGGTATTGGCAGTGTCAATCAGTAAGTATTTCACGGCGATCAATGATTTGGTTTTGGATACAGTATTCTAGCACAAAGTCTGCCCAAAAGCAATGGGCATCTTTGCCAAAATGCCATGAATTTGAGTTGACAGTATTGAATCCGTTTTGGCGCAGAGCTTGATCGTAGGTCAATGAACCGTAAGGGTCCAAGTAGTTGACCCCCCAAGATTGCCTAGATCGAATACGGTCAAAATAGCTGTTGCCATTGAAGAAAAAATGCGGTATGTGTTGTTGAACAAGTTCAAGATGAAACTGCCAAATTTGGTTGTGCCAAAGTTGTTGACACTGATTCCAGTCTACATCCGCAATGAATTGCCGGTATCGATTTTTCAAAGAGTCTGGCACCCAATCCAGCCCACTGCTGCCAATTTGGTAGTGCTGCCCTTGGTGAAGCCATTCTTCGCGTTCCCAGGTGCTCCATTGAACAATGACCACGCAACTTTCCCAGGGAGGCAGTTGTTTGATCCAGTCTCGAGTGGTTCGTAAGATTCTGGTGTTGGATGCTGCTGATTCAGCGTCGCACACAAAATCTGCGCCGATACGATCGGCCAGTTGCTGACCCCAGCTGACTCGGAGGTTGTCAGGATGAGGCCTGCGCCCTAGTTCTGGGTATCCATCGTCTTCGGCAAAAGCAGCTGAGTTCACTGCTTCGGCTGCGGCTGTATGGCTGTCGCCATTGACATAAACTATCACAGTCAGCTGACCTCGCTGCGACCATCGCCCAAGTTACGTTCTTTGATAAAGCCAGTTTTTATGGCCTGCTCTTGTTCCCATGTTTCCATCACAACGTGTCTACACACGTTTTGAAACCATCGATCCACCATGTCTGCGTCAGTGTCTGTGGCTTTAAGCATGTACCCTGCTTTGACCAGTCTGGCCACAAAAATGTCATTCCAGTCCAGTTCAAATGCGCCTTGATGTAGATTGTCAGGATCTATGTCCATGCTAACAATGGCCACATAAGGCTCGCCACGCTCAGTGGCCAATTCTTTTTCAGTCTTGGTTGGCGATTTGACTTTGGGCATAGGCGGAGTTTCGTTGGCTGCTGGAAGCTCCGGCTTTACCACTTTTTTGGGCTTTTTCTTAAACCAATCAAACATATCCAATACTCCTAACATAACGTCTGGCGTCATTTCCCCCAACCATTTCCCCAAAGATCCACATGTAGTCTTGGGCTGTAGTAATAGCCTTGGCTTACTGCCCAGTCAGCCACTCGCACGCGGTTTTGATCATAGGGCGTGACCACACCTCCCTGCGGCATCACATATACCACGCCTTGAAATCCGCCTGCTCTGAACTCGGACACAGCACGGTCAACTTCTTGAAAATGCTGTTCAGTTTCTACCACAAATTTCAAATACACTGTGCCATGTTGTTGATAGCTGTCTACAATTTTAGGGCAAATGGCATCTTCCCAACGCTCACCACTGGCTGACAGTTTGGCACTGACACTGAAAGTGACTTCGTTGTCAAAACCTGTGTGAGTCCATTGATCAAGATATTCAGCAAATCTTGATTGTAGTTTTTGTGTGCCGTTGGTTTCAAAAGTGATGTTGCGCAGATCAGACATGCTGTCATGACTCAACAAGTCTTCGTACACTCTTTGCCATCCCAACAGTGGTTCGCCGCCGGTGATTACCAAATGTACATCGTTGCCATTGCGTTGTACCCAACTGTGATTGGGTGTCAGCGACAGCATACGATCCACTACCTGTTCGACCGTTAGATTAGGACTGAGATGTTTGAATTCTGGATGCCAGCTGGCATAGCTGTCGCAGCCAGTATTGACCAAGGGCAGTTCCTCAAATGTTCGGTACAAAGAAATGTTCTTGGCCACTTCGTCTGCCTCGGCAGACTTGATGCCTGGCGCACAGCCAAACCCTGCGCAGGTAAAGTTACAACCAAATGTTCTCAAGAACACCGACGGGACACCCACAAAACGACCTTCGCCTTGTGCTGAATAAAAGATTTCACTGACTTTGAGTTTCATATTTTTTGTGCTTTGACTAGAAGATGCCATCCCAAGTATTCGCAAACAGCAGATCTCATTTCTGCCGGCATGGCCGCAAACCACGGTTCCAGTTCGTACTCACCTTTCCGATACTTGGGTACATTATACATGAAACAGTGATCTTGTCTAATTCTCAATACTTCAAATTTGCCAGCCAACAGGTCATAGATTTCTTCTTTGCTGTATGCTTTGGCATAAGGACAGTTGCTCTGTGCTTCAAACTGGTCCAGACCTTTTTGGATCATGGCATATTTCCAGGAATTTTTGGCATATACCAAAAATCGCAGTTCGCCACTGGGATTTAGTACCCGATGTATGTTTTCGATAACCTGATCAACTTCAGGGTAGTGGTGTAGGACTCCGCAACTATAAACCAAATCAAATTGACCAAGGTCTTTCAAACGGTCCCAATCTGCTCCGTCCATTTCGTAAAACTTGCCGTCGAGACCAAACACTTTGAATCTTTGAAGACACAGGCCCAGGCTTTCGCGGCTGAGATCAATGCCCACATATTCAGCACCATGACGAGCAAACTGTTCAGCATCAGATCCTATACCGCAGCCTATTTCCAACACTCGGCGACCGCGCCACAGATGAAAGCTGGCAAAGTCTCTAAGATGAGGTTCTACAAAATAACGGCGGTCATTGACTTCATTGAAATACTGCTCAGTGCCAGGGTCAGACAAACTGTGTTTGACATTACAGGGCTGTGTGTTCCAGTACTGTTTGATTTTGTCAACTAGATTATTTGTCATGTACAGCAGTCACTTCCATTTGATTTTTTACATCTAGAGCTAGCATTTTTTCCCACATATTGATTTTTTCTTCAAGTCCTTGTCTAAAGTGTGTGAGCAGTCTGTTTTCACTGCGCTCGATATGTTCAGCCAACTTGATTGCTTCATTGATTCGAATTTCACGCCAGTTAGCATGATTAAAATCTCTGGTGTCATGGGAACCAAGATTTTCTAGCATTTTTCTTTCTTGAAATGTGCGATCATTGTTTTGCCCTGTGAGATCAAATCGATCATGATGAATATGAACTGGAATGGTTTCCACAATGTCCAGCATAAATCCAATTTGACTGATCCATGCGTCATTGATCTGATGCGGGCTGAGATGACCAGTGATCTTGACCCACTGTGCTGGAACTATGGGAAATATAGCATACGGGTGTTCATGATTGGTTGTGGCTCGCAATAGTCGTATCTGACCAGTGTATGAAGCGACCACGTCGTCCCAATACAAGGTAACCATGTCAGCATCGTCGTTCCAAAAAAACATCCAGTCACCGCGAGCATGAGTGGCCAGCTCATTGAGATATTCATTTAGTCTCAAATACCCTAATCTGGGAAACTTGAATGCTGTGTAACTGACCCCAGTTTGTTTCAACCAAGGTACAATAACATCTTGAAAGTAGGCCAGATGATCTAGATCATCGTTGTCGAAAGCCAGCAATACTTCAACTCTGTTCACAGAGCGAGCCTTGTTCAACAGCGAAGTCAAACAGTGTTCCAAGGCACCAGGCCTACCTCGGGTAGGCAACAACACACTGATATCAATTTTTTCTGTCATTGGATTCGGGATATAAAGCTTTTTCCAAAGTTTCTTTTACGACCAAAATAAACATTTTCTAAAAATCTATCTTGACTCATGGTTCGATCTTCTTGAGTGTCAAATTGGTATTCACAACTCTGACCCAGGTTCTGATTATCAAGCAAGTATCCAAGAAAATCATAGTCAAATTTCTTACACACTGGCAAAGTTGGCAAATCTGAATAAGCTATCACGTAGTTTCTTTGAAAAGCCAACAGTTGTTGTAACATGGACTGATCTAGATTATAGTGATGTTTGATAAATTTTTCAACCAGTTCAAAGGCCTGATCTATTCTATTTTGGTATTGAAGGTAAAGATAAGTTCTATGAACCAAGTTCCACCCAAACACTTCAATGTTGCCAATTCGAGGGTGATCAATTCGTCCCTGTGTCATCCAGTTGGCAAAATAGCTTTTGGTCTGTTCAAACTGTGTGGCAAACCATGGATCTTGCCGCACCCAGTCATACAATCGATCATAGAATTCACTGTAGTCGATGCCAAGATAGCGTTCAAAAAATCTAGCTGTGTACGTGGTCAAGCCATTGATATGAAAAGTTTGAATAAAACTGTTCCAGACCAGGGTATCCAGCATGGCTTCTCTGGGTATGTCTTTGGTGCTGACCACCACATCCACACACTCATGAAGATCAGTGTCACCATAACTGCCACTCATGTAATCGTACACAGGCACTGCTTCCAGCTTCCACATCTTTTTCTGTAACAGATTCATTTCAGCGTTTTCCAACAACTGAGCCTGTAGAATGTTGATACCAGTGTGATTGCCAGCACGAAAAATTTTCCAAAAAGCTTCTTTCCAACTAGCCACAGTTTCACCAGGCAAGCCCAAGATCAGTTCAGTGTACACTGGAATGTTGTTGCGGTCACACAGCGCAAATATTTCATCAATTTTGTGCTGATCTAAATTTCGCCGTTTGATGTTTTCCAGCACGTCGTGATCCATACTTTGAACACTGACCGTGAGTCCCTGACCAAAGTTGGGACTTTGTTCGATCAGCTTTTTAACAATACCCACAACTTCATTCTTTTGATTCTTGGCCCAGGTCATTGAAAAGCTACTGAGGCGACCGTATTTCTTCTGAACTTCGATCAGTTTGTCAGTGATGGCATCGTCACGTTCAATGAACATGCCAAAGTTGGCATCAGTGATTGTGACAAACCCACAGTGCTGGCCTATCCATTCCAGTTCGTCAAACACTCGTTCAAGATTGAACTTCTTGACCTTGTTGTAGGTTAGACTGCCCCAGTCGCAGAATGTACATTGATATGGACAACCTCTGTTGGTTTCCAAGGTAGCATTCCAAATCACCTCAGGATTGTCTTGGATAATCTTATCAAAAATGCCTGTGAGGTAAGGACTGGGTATTTGATCTAAGTTGTCAATTCTAGCACTGTCGCCTGTGTTGATCATGCCTTGCGCACTGTTGATCAGCAAGCCTGGTATTTGATGGTAATCAGTACCGAACTCTTTCAATATGCGTCGGAAAGTTATTTCGCCTTCCATTTTGATAACCAAATCCATGAAAGGTTCGTCTTCAAACAGTTTGAGATTTTCAATGGCTGGTTCGGGTCCGCCAAACACAATCAAGCAGCCAGGATTGAATTCTTTGATTCGCCGAGCCAATCTATAATTGTATCTGTGGTTCCACACATATGTACTAAAGGCCACAACATCGCTGGTGCTGAGACGCAGCGCACAGGCATCAATGGGTTCTCTACGCCACACTAAGCTATCCAGTTGCCACTGTGCTTGAATGTCTGGATCGTCAAAAGCATAGCTCAGTATCACGCCAGCAGAGTACGGCAAATAGTACGCATTAAACTCCTTGGGCCCTTGTTGGAAATTGGGCTGTACAAAGCTGATTTTCTTTTTCATTGAATATTTACGTCAACTGATGATTGGGATCATTCAATCGCGCTTTGGCCCAGGGATCCTGACGTCCTTCACATATGGCCACAAAAAAACTGAGATCCAAGCCCTGACCCTGCATCCAAGTGGCCAGTTTGGCCGCATCGTTCAATCTTTGCTGCCTGGCAGTGTCATGATTGAAATCACGTGGATCAGCAGGATTGCCCTCTAAAATTTGTCTGCGCTGATAGGTAGCATCGTTGTTGTTGCCAGTCAAATCATTGCGATCATGCGTGACATTGATGTCAATGCGTTGGAATATGTCCAGCATATATGCTATTTGGCTGAGCCAAGCATCGTTCAAACTGTGTTGACTTAGATGCCCAACAATGTTGTACCATTGTTTTGGAACTATGGGGAAAATGCTGTACGGGTGTTGATTGTGCGTCAACACGCTCAACAGTTTGAACTGATCATTGTGTTTGATAATTTCTTGATCCCAGTGATCAGTGTTCATGACAGCGTCGTCATTCCAAAAAAACAGCCAATGACCTTGAGCATTTTCTGCCAACAGATTTAGATACTTGTGTAGTTCAGTATATCCCCAACTGGGGCACACCAAGATTTTGTGCTGAATTTTCAACTGCTCTATGTACGGACACACATGCTGAATAAAATAAGGCATACCTTCGGTATCATCTTGATCAACAGCAAACAGTATTTCAAGGTGTTCAATGCTAGATGCTTTACTCAACAGACCTTGAACACTGGTCAGCAATGTTGACTTACGACCCCGAGTGGGCAATAAAACACTGATTTGCGTCATTCAAACAGATTTTCCATCCACTCACGATGCCCTTCACGGAACGCCATGTTGGCCTGTGTTTCTCGCACTTCCACACGATAGCACCACAGTCGTGCTGCTTCGCCAGGCCCCCAAAGGTCTGGAATATACACACCGTTCACATACTTGTACAGCATGTCAGCCAGACCTTCGCAGCCCAGTCGAGGTAGGATGGTAAGTTTGGCCATGTGTTTTTGTTGTAACAATTTGAAAGTTTCCAGTTCAGGATCATCCTGTGCTACCAGCAGGGTGTGATCAAACTGATCTTCCAAAGTTCGTTTGAGTTCTTTGAGACCGCCATAGTCAGCAGCCCAGTTACGCACATCCAAATGGTCTGTGCCAAAGTAAAACTTCATTGAGAATGAGTAGCCATGTATAAGATTGCAGTGACTGTCAGCACGCCATTGTCTGTACGCACAGGGAAATGCGTCGTGATACTCTTTGGTGCTGGTAAATTTGTAAGTTCTTGGTTGATTCGCCATCTCTTGCCTCCTGTAAATCAAGCGAGTAAGTTTGATGACATGCAGAATTTATATAGCGGGGTGAATGCCATTGAAGACCGCTGAGAAAGTATTTATATTGGTTTGCTGTAGCTGCTGCTTTTGTAGTTTTGTTGCCAGGTGATCACACCTCTCACACCACCTGTGGGATCAGGACAGTCACCTGACCGTCGAGGTATGAGATGTACATGCGGATACATCACGGTTTGGCCAGCTGATCGACCTATGTTGATACCAATGTTGAATGAGTCACATTGTTTGCTGTTGACCAAGTGACGACCGTAACGCATGGCTGAATCAAAACAGTCCAGGATCACTGTGTCAGTGTTGTATTGTGGCACAAACAACAAGTGCCCAGATGTGACTGGATATCTATCACGAAAAACTGCCACATGAAAATCAGTGAGTTCCTTGACCTCGTCGTCCCAAGGAGCAGTTCCGTTTGACTTTGCTTGTTCTAGATCGTTCATGGTATTAAACAAATTGATGATGGTCTGGGTCGTAGGCAACGCCACGCCATTGTTTGATTTGGATTGGCTCTTCGGTGGCCATGACAGTTCCTTAGCGTGGTGCAAACTCTTGTTGAAGTTTGATATTGTCAAAGAATTCTTTTTTTACCGACGGATCGTTCTTGAAGGCACCGTGCAATACTGTGGTCTGAGTGAGACTGCTGTGTGCCATAATGCCGCGATTCTCGCAGCATCCATGGGTGGCCTGGATATAGACCGCGACATCTTTAGAACCAGTTGCAGATTCAATTTCC